GTAAACCACCACCGTCTACGGCAATCTTTAAATGTTTGAATCTCTGAATTAGAGAGTCTAACTATTCCTGTCATTATTCCGTCCTTATGTAGTCTTTACAACTTACCTGATTTGTCTTGCTTTAGCAAGTCAAGTAATTTTGCTTTGTCGTGAACAATCTGCTCAAAGTTATCTGCTTTAGTTTCAAGAACTTGAAGCACTCGTTCTTCAATAGTTCCTTCAGTCACATAGTCAGTAATAATTACTGAGTCGTGAATCTCTGAACCAATACGGTGTACACGGTCCATTGCTTGCTTGTGGTCAACTAATGACCACGGACGTTGAAGCATAATCAAGCGACGAGCAGCAGTAAGAGTTACGCCCACACCACCAGCCTGAGCAGTAAACAGAATCCACTTAATTCGACCAGACTGGAAATCATCAATAGCCTGTTGGCGTTCATCTTCATCCTGAGCACCAGTAATCAAACCGTGCTGGATATCAGCCTTTGTCAAAGCCTTGCTTAGAAGTTCAATTAACTGACGTGACACAGCACAGACGGCTACAGAGTCGTCTCCGAAGTCACCGTTTTTAATGTCGTCCATAAGTGAGTCAACCTTACAAGAAGGCTCTGACAAAACTGCACTAGGTTCTCCAGTAGTTTCGTTAACAACCATGTCAGCATAAGAACTAGCAAACTGGAGCAAACGTATCGTTTGAGTGAGAACACTTGGTGCAGACAACGCTTCACCAGACTCAAGTTCAGCAATCATATGGTCGCGCATTTGTTCGTAAGCCTTTTTCTGCTTAGTAGACATTTCTATATCACGACGTTCATTTACTACATCTGGAAGCCAAGGCAAAACGCGAGCCTTAAGCATACGACGCATGTGGTGACTAATTGTTTTTTGGAATTCTTCCTCCATATGAGGCTTTACGCCAATAACCATCATGCCACCAAAAGCATTCATCATGGTGTCAATCATGCGGTCAATCCATTTAGTTTTTGAAGACCAATCCTCAGGAGAAAGCCAATGAAGAATAGACCACATATCTACAACATTGTTTGCTATAGGAGTTCCTGTAAGAGCAAAACGAATCTTTGCATCTCCAGTTGCAGACCAAAGCGCACGAGTCTGCTTTGACTTAGGGTCTTTAGAACGGTGAATCTCATCTGCAACTACAGACTTAAAATCAATTTTGTTTAGTTCCCTTTCGTGTACTTCACAACGATTCAAGGAAACTCTTTCGTCGTGACCACCACAAGCAGAGCAACGCGCTAAAGCAATAGAACCATAAGGAGCAAGCCTTGAGTGAGTACGTAAGGATTCCCAGTTAATGATGTATACATCTGCTGGGGTTTCAAACTGCTTTTTACGCTGAGTAGTAGTTCCCTTAATTACTTGTGTGGTTACTTCGGGATACCAGCGAGCAAACTCACGCGCCCAGTTCTTTTTTAGAGTATTTGGGCAAACAATAAGAGCAGGAAATGAGTCCTCGCCCTGTTCCTTGAGTTCCTTAAGTGCACGAATAGCCTGAGCAGTTTTACCTAAGCCCGGCTCGTCAGCAAGCAGAGCACGCTTTGCAGTTGCTAAAAACTTAACGCCAGCGCGTTGGTGAGGAAATAGGTCCTCGTTCTTTGGGTCAGCAAACTCTTCTAAGTCACGCAACTCGTTTGCTGGGGCGATACGAGAAGTTAGTTGAGTATTAGCCCATCCAGTTAGGTCCTCATTGATTATCAAATCATCACGGAATGTAGAACGTAAGGCTAGGCAACTAGACCAACTAAGTGGAATACGCCAAACTTGGTCCGAGGCAGACCAAGAAGAACCTGGAATGCTTTTACATAATTCTTTATATCGCCACTCAACATCTAAACGAATATGTTTTCCGCTAGGGTCGAGGCTTGCTGTTACTGGCATTTTTTTCCTTTTTTGATGTCATTTTGTCCGTAGAGAGATACTAGCACACATTTTGTTAAATGCAATAATTTCTTGCTAGTACTTTTTATTGTAGAAGTTGTCTTGGTATCCAGCCAGTCTTAACTAGTCTTAGTAATCCATGCCTAATTGCATCATTAGCATGACCTTCTCCGCTTTTGTGCCAATACTTAAGAGTTTTTAAGGCTTCGTTAGGAAACATTTTCTTTGCATCAGCAGGGCTCTGCCAAAAAATACCTTCTCGGTCTAAGCCAAAATCTTGAAGAATTTGCTTAAGAACACCAATTTGTTCCAAACTGTATGGCGCTTGAGAGTTTCTAACAGTTTGAGCATTAATTGTAAATTTTTCGCATACTACGCTAAATGCATCATAATCATATCCTATATCTTCCAATATTTTTCTGACAACATTGGCAAATTCTTCAGGCTGTACCTCACATGAGTATAAAATTTCTGGCTCTTTGTTAGTTGTCATAGATAGCAAAGCAACTCCCGTTGCTTTTCCAGGGTCTACTGATAAAACATATTTAGTTTGCATATTTAACTCCCCAATTCTCCATTGGTCCATCTATACCTGAGGTGAGCGGAACTGCCCAGCCTTCAGTTGTTGTCATACATTGTTGAACGGTACGCATTACTTCCTCAACTTGGTCTCGCGGACAGTTAAGAACAATTTCATCGTGCACTGGAACAATTAAAAGTTCTGTTAAATCTGCTTGGTCAAGTTTGATGAGGTTTGACTTAAAGACTTCTGCAGCGCCACCTTGAATTAGATAATTTGTCAAAGTGTAAGTGCGGTCATCATCGCAGGGTAGACGGCGACCAGTCCAAGTGTGAACATAGCCTTGACCTTCAGAACGAAGACGGCGCATACCAATGTCTTCAATTTTTTTCTGGAAAGAAATCATTCCCGGATAGTTGAGGTCAAACGAATCGGAAACCGCTCGCATCTGAGACTCTGGTACGCCAGCAGTAAGTGCTTGTTTAGCCACCCCAGCGCCATAAAGACGACCATAAACAACACCTTTAATAAGATTACGTCTCTTGTCAGAGCGAGTCATGTTAGGTTCTTGATAAACCTCGCGACCAATTTCAGTAAATGGGTCAGAGCCCGTTGCATCAGAGCGATGGAAAAGGTGGATTAAGTTCGGGTCTTGAGATAACGAAGCAAACATTCGAAACTCAACTTGGTCAAGGTCGGAAGTTACAATTACGTGGTCATCATCTTTAGGTAAGAACGCAGTACGAACTACATCGTCACCCTTAGGAAGAGTCTGCAGTGCTGGGTCAGTAATAGACATACGACCAGTACGCGCACCCATAGTCTTTACGGATGGATGAACAAACCCATCTACGTTCTTGTTAATAAAGTTAAGGAAATAACTTCCAGCAATTTTGTCTGCTTTTCTTTGTTTTAGAGCAGTTGCTGCTAACTCTTTAACTTCGTCATTCCCTGTAATGGTAAGAAGTTTAAGTTGGTCTTTAGTTACTGCTTTATTTCCTGTAGGCGTGAACTCAGTAATCTCAGCGCCAAGGCTTTCAAATAAACGAACTAATTGCATATTGCTAGTTATAGATGTCCCGTTATATGTTTTTTTGCACCAGTCTTTGACCGATTCTGTGTAGTCAGATAGTTCTTGGTACTTACGCTTTGAGTATTCAACGTCTACGCGAGCACCATTAATTTCCATGCGCGTTACAATTTTTCGCGCTGCCATTTCAATTTCGTAGGCTCTGTTGTATGGACCTGCTGGACCACATTGTTCGTAAAACTGCTCCCACAAACGCATTGTTAGAACAGTATCAAGAGCGCCATAAGACCAATAAGGTTGAAAGTTTGTAGGAACAGTCCCCCAAGTCCAACCATTCTGAGAAAGAGACACGTCAAGAGTGTCTTGGAGAGCAACTGCGCGAGGGTCTACATAACGCGAAGCCAAACGCTTAAGAGCACCAGAGCCTAGTGGGTCAATAATTTGAGCCATAATCATTGTGTCGTGAGCACGATGCCAAGGCATATCCCACTTTGAGTTGACAGCAAACCAACGGGCTTCGAAAGCAATATTGTGGCACACAATCTGTCCTTCGTATCGGCTCATTGCTTCGTAGAAGACACCAGACCATTCGAGCCAAGGAATAGACCACCCTTGCTCGCCATCGCCAACTTGGACTAGACGAATATCCCCATGCCAAGGAGAAAGCGCATCTGAGCGTTCACCGCCACGACGTTCGCCAGTTTCAATATCAACTGCAATAGCATCATATGGACGACGTTGCCCAAGCCAAGTTAAAAACTCAGAAGCCTTTTCTACAGAATCAACTAAGTGTAGTTGTACTTTAGAAAGGTCTGTCGTTTGTATTTCTGTCATTTTGTATTGTCCTTGCTAGTTAAGGAATAATTTCTACCTTATAAACCTGTTCTATTTTTTTGTCTTTTTTAGAGGCATCTTCCAAAAGTCTTTGTGCAACCTTTGTAAGATATCTTGCCCCACCATCGTCATATTTGTAAAGCGCCTCAAGCACTGCTTCTGGGTCGTCAGAAACTTGAGCCCATGTACGGTTCTTTTCAGGAAAAACTACTGGAACTTCGACAAGAGTTGGGACACACTCTTCGCAACCAACTGCATCTTCAACAATAGAATTAGTTGAAACTTCAACTAATCCGTATTTTCTAACAAGTGGGCAAACAGAGCCGTGATAAACAAGTGAAACACCGATGCGAGAAAGGACATAAGAACCATTATCTGTTTGATATAAGGCAAACTCAATCCAACGAGTGGAGCCTTTACGCCAAGAAGTCGATTCTCCAAGAAGTCTGCCGTTAAATTGCAGAGTTCTAGAACCGTCTTTTACTTCATACATCTCTACTCCGCAGGTGGAGTTGGCTCAGGATGCGTCCAAGAATTATCTTCATTAAGAACAGAACCAATATTTACATAAACATATTCTGGAAGGTCTTGACCGTTTTCATCCTGAGAGCCCTCAGGATTTTTAGGATGAGCCATCAAAGATAGACCTTCACCAGGATTATATTCTGCAACACCATCATAAACAATAATGTTTACAACTTCGTTATTTTCATTTAGCACTAAGTACTTATCACTCATCTTTTGTCCTTATCTCTTATGCTGAATACCATGTTATCACAACTACAATACCAGAAGCCCCAGCAGCGCCATAGTAAAAATTACCACTAGTTATGGAACCTCCTCCACCGCCGCCTCCGTAGGCATTTCCTGAAGACGGAGAAACCGTAGAGTTTGGGGAACCGCCGTCTCCGCCAGAAGCAGGAACAGCCATTCCTGTAGGAGAGGAGTCTGGATTATTTATAGAGTGTGAAGCAGCGCTTCCGCCATTTCCTCCAAAGTTACCAGAACCAAAACTTCCTGTACCACCTGCGCCACCACCACCAGCACCACCATAAGAGGAAGAACCGCTACCACCACTACTATTAGCAATAGAACCAAAATACATAGTACCGAATCCACCACCCCCTTCTCCACCAACAAACATACCTGCGCCCCCACCTCCACCAAAAGAGCCTGCATAAAAATGGGCACCCCCAGAACCACCCTGCGCTTCTATACCTGAACCAAAACTAGATGTTCCTCCGCTTGAACCACTTCCAGAAATAACATAAGTATTAGTTCCACCTGCGCCACCTGTTCCTACAGTTACAGTTTCAGTAGAACCTAAGTCTGACGCATCATATGTGTAGTAAGACATACCACCACCGCCACCTCCAGCACCTGCGGCGTACCAATAGTCACCTGTACCATCGATGTTAAGAGTTGAAGTGTCTCCACCGCCACCACCACCAACACAGACAACAGAAACCATGTCTGCGTTTGCTGGCTTGGTCCAAGTACCTGAAGAAGTAAATGCTTGTACAGTTACGCCACCAAGTTTTTGCCAGTCAATAAGTTCCCAAGCACCCTTGGATGAAACATATTCCCATGTGACGTTATCAATTGTGTATTGCTCGCCATTATCAGGACTAGAAGGAAAAGCCATTTAAATCACCCATACCAAACTCTAATTATGCAGACTCCGTTTGCGCCAGCACCGCCAGCACCGCCAGAACCTGTTGCTCCAGCAGTAGAGCCTTCACCACCACCTGCACCACCACCTCCGTAAAGACCGCCAGCACCTGCAGCAGTTACTGTTGTAGTAGTAGAAACTCTTCCATTTCCACCAGCACCTGGACCTCTTAAAGTAGCGTTACTTGTTCCTGCAGTGCCAGCGCCTGAAGGAGCAGCAATATTAAAAGCAGTTGGGACAGAGCCCGTACCAAAAGATGCGCCACCGCCACCGCCACCACCAGCAGCAGCAGTTGTAGCAGTAGCGCTTGTTGAAGTGTTTCCCCCAGCATTACCATTAAACATTCCATACCCACCAGAACCACCAGTCCTAGCCGAGGTAGTTCCGCCTGAACCGTTTAAACCACCACGGGCTTGTAAGTAATTACCAAAAGAAGTAAAAGTACCAGCAACTCCAGTATTACCTGACAAAGCAGTTGTACCCGAAGCAGTTGCTGCTCCTCCCGCACCACCTGCGCCTACAGTTACAGTAATTGATGCACCCACTCCGCCAAGGTCTTCGGCTCTAAATAGGTATCTTGACAGTCCACCACCTCCGCCACCAGAGCCACCGCCATCACCAGAGACGTTGCGACCGCCTCCACCTCCGCCTCCACCTCCGCCGATGCAAGTTACCTCAACAACTTTTGCTCCTGTTGGAATAACAAAGGTGTCGGAGGATGTAAAAATTCTAGTAGCAGGTGCTAGAAGTTCACCAAAAGCGGATGCATCCCAAGCGCCTAAAGTCGAGTTATATGAGTAAAGTTTGTTGTCTAGAGTTCTACCTAATGCGTAGATGTATGCAGCGCCGTTCCCCGTGCTTGGGGAAGTATCTTCCGCGTAAGCACCAATAATTACAGTCTTATTGTCTGCTGAAATTGCAACTGAATAACCAAAACCATCAGATGCTGCAGCGTCAGATGCTACAAGTTTTGCCTGCTGAGTCCATGTACCTGCTGAAAGGGTGAATACATATGCAGCGCCTTGGTCTGCTGCTGTGGTGTCTTCGCTGTCAGCGCCAATAATTGCTGTAAGACCATCTGAAGAGAGTGCAACTGAAACACCAAAGTAGTCATATGACGCAGAGTCGGATGCTAAAAGTTTTTGTTGTTCTGTCCATACACCTGCTGTGCGGGTAAATACATATGCAGCGCCGTTATCTGAGTTTGGAGATGTGTCCTCGCTGGGAGCACCAATTAAGGCTGTATTTCCGTCTGCTGATAAAGATACTCGCCAACCAAAAACATCACTTGTTAGACGGTCTGATGCTAAGATTTTTTGTTGTTGAGTCCAAGTAGAGCCTGAGCGGGTGAATATGTACGCAGCGCCGTTACTCGTGGTTGAAGGGGTACTTTCTTGATAGGCACCAACAATTGCGGTATTACCATCTGAAGATAAGGCTACAGATATACCAAACTCATCACCTAATGCAGCGTCAGATGCTACAAGTTTTGCCTGCTGAGTCCATGCTGCACCTGAACGGGTAAATACATATGCAGCACCTTGGTCTGTTGCTGTGGTGTCCTCTATATAAGCACCAATAATTGCGGTATTACCATCTGAAGATAAGGCTACAGATACACCAAACTCATCACTTGCTGCTGCTCCTGTTGCTACAAGTTTTGCCTGCTGAGTCCATGCTGCACCTGAACGGGTAAATACATATGCAGCACCTTGGTCTGTTGCTGTGGTGTCCTCATTAGTGGCACCAATAATTACAGTGTTACCGTCTGAAGATAAGGCTACAGATATACCAAAATTATCATCAGAAACAGCATCGGATGCTACAAGTTTTGCCTGCTGAGTCCATGTACCTGCTGAAAGGGTGAATACATATGCAGCGCCTTGGTTTGTTGTTAGAGAAGTGCTCTCACGGTTAGCGCCTACAACCACTGTATTACCGTCTGCAGATAAGGCAACTGAAATACCAAAGTTGTCACTTGATGCAGCATCAGATGCTAGGAGTTTCTGCAGTTCTATTGCATCTGTAGGAGTTGTTCCTGAAAAACTAGTCATAATTATTCATACCAAACCGTGAGAAAAACACAACCATTAGCGCCAACACCGCGACCGCCAGCAGAGAATCCAGAAGCACTGGCTCCACCGCCACCGCCACCGCCACCGTAAAGGCTTCCAGCACTACCGTCACTACCAGCGCCAGTTTCTGAACTTCCGCCACCGTTACCGCCAACACCAGGACTTATAGTAGATGTTGTCCAAATAAAAGGCGCTATGGTACCGCTTCCACCACCACCACTTTCACCGTCGTTTCCGTTACCGCTACCTCCACCAAGAGCGGCTGCGGCTTGTACAGTGTTATTTGAGCCAGTATCTATACCTGCACCACCATTACCACCAGAAAACATTGCCTGTCCTCCAGAGCCAGCAGTTGAAGAAGTAACTCCACCAGTTCCACCACCTCCTCCACCAGAAGCAGTTAATGTTCCTAGTGAACCAGAATCAGCAATCTTAAAACTTGAAGTCCCACCTGCACCACTTGTTGCACCAGCGCCAACTGTAATAACTGCAGTTGTTTGATATCCAGAGATTAAGTTGTATGTATGAATAGACATACCTCCGCCTCCGCCTCCACCTCCGCCAGCATAACCTGTGCCAACGCCCCCAAGACCGCCTGCACCACCAGCACCAATAACAACGGCATAAATTGCGCGAGCACCAGTTGGGATTGTCCAAGAAGCAACAGATGATGTAAAAAGATGAGTTGTTGGGGCTTTTTTAGGGATAGAAGTATCTACTTCCCAACGGTTATCTGTGGCATTGTAGGTATAGCGAGTGTCAACAGAAATAAACTTATCACCGTTAGAAGGTGATAAAGGAAAAACTGTAGTCATATCCGTGCTCCGTCATGTGGTCTTTATGTAGTAATAGTTTACCTTATTGAGTGGAGGGTTATCTGACCCAAATCATGCCAACATCAGCCTGTTGTCTTAGGTGACCGCCTTCAATCCAGCCACTAGATTGCCATGCATCCCTAGTTTCATCTAGCCAATCATAGATTGAATCTGCTTGAGAAATTGGTCGGTACTCAGTTGGCTCTAAAAGGTGGTGCGTAATATATTGAAGCGCGTACTCTGTGTACCCATTTACTTCGGCTAAACGCTTTAGGTCCTCAACGTGCCTATCCATGTGCTCAATATGCCACTCAAAACAAAGGCGCTCTGGTTTATATGACAATCCAGCAATAACTTTAGACTCTCCACCCTCAACATCAATTTTTACTAAATGAGGAATTCCATACTGTTCTATAGCCCAATCCATAGTGCAAGTATTTGCGCGTACAGTGCGGTACTCGATGTCTTTAATACGAGAGTCTTCGCCCTTAATCCAAGAAAGTTCCATTGTAGAACTTCCATCTCCTTGGTTTAATTCTCCGTTACCGCATTCGTAAAACTCAATTGTTTCGTTGCCAACATCTGATACTGCAATCTTAAGAGGCACTACTCTAGGGTCATAAAAATAGTTTTTAGCAAGAAGTTTATACATTCTTGGTGCTGGCTCAAATGCAACTACTTTGTCAAAACCATATGTATTAAGAGCAATCCACGTAGCCTCACCGCGATTAGCGCCAATATCAAAAAATAGTTTCACTACATCAACCTATGGGACCAAGTTTTAGGAGTTTTTTCAGTCGTAAACTCAAGAGGTAGATGATAACTAAAAGGCTTTGCACCTTCAGAATCAATCCACGCTACAAGTTCTTTAAGACCCTCATCAAGTGTTGTAGAGGTGTTGTACCCAAGCAGTTCACGGGCTAATTCCGAGGAGCACTCTGCGCGATAAACTTCTTGCGGACGACCAGGCATGTAAATAGGGTCTAAATCAAAACCAATAATTCCAGCCAACTTTTCTGCAAGTTGGTTAATTGTAATTGTCTCTTCGTCTGGACCAATATTCACTACGCGACCATCAGCAATATTTGTTGTTGCAGCAAGCGCAGATGGGTTAATTACATCCTGAATAAATGAGAAACAGCGTTGCTGAGTTCCGTCACCATAAATAATCGGTTGCTTACCTTGAAGCATACGATTAGTCATAATAGAAGCCACATTACGATACGGGTCATCATACTTTTGACGAGGACCAATAATGTTGTGCGGAACCATAATTGTATACTCAAGCCCATGAGTTGTAGCAATATTGGCTACAAGGCGCTCTGCTTCGTACTTTGAGATACCGTAAGGGTCTTGAGGCTTTGGAGTCATATCTTCGGTGTATGGAAGGACATCCTGAGTACCATAACGAGCCATAGAAGAGTATTGAACAACTTTACGGACTCCGCACTTTACTGATGCGCTCATTACAGAAGCAACAAGAAGCGAAGTATTACGAACAATTAGTGCTGGAGAGAATACAGAAAGACCTTCGTAAGCAGTGCAAGCAGTATTGAGAACAATGTCTGCGCCTTCAAATGCTTTATGCAGATTCTCAGGCTCGGTTGCATCTACCTCAAAAAACTCAACGCCCTCTGGAATATTACTCTTGTAGCCACCAAGAAGATTGTCTACACCAGAAACTTCCCATCCTTGAGCGAGGAAGTGGTCAGCCATATGACTCCCAAGGAATCCAGCGACACCTGTAATTGCTACTTTCATGCTATCCACTCCGTAAGTTTGTCTAAGTTTTCTTTAATATACTCAGGATAAGTTTCATCAACAGGAACTACAACTAAATCCATACCTTGTCGACGAAACAAATCTGTTCGTGCCTCGATACTACTAGCAATGTTGTCTATGTTAGTTATTGAATCAAAGTTAAATTCTTGATGCGAGAATGCTTCAATCTTCTTTTTAATGTTTTCTGGTGTTTTGATATAAGAAAAATGCCAACCAGCATCAGGAATTAATTCGTGGTCCATAAATCTAATTTCTGTGTGGTTTGTGAAGTGCTTGTAGGAGATGTATTTAGAGCGCCAGCACATCTCTGTTGTAAGTATATTAAACTTGTAATAGTAAGTTTTGTAGTGGAAAGCACCGCCAAACTCATTAAACCCGTTCTTAAGACTCTCAATCACAGACCTGCGAGGAATTTCATCTGCATCTGAAAGAAGAATAAGGTCTTCGTCCTCTAAACCAAGATACTGGATATTCTCTTTGCAAAGGTGATTTTTCTGAAAATATTCTCTATCCCACTGATTCGCAAACTCTGCTCTTGGAACAGTGATAATTTCTACTTTGTCAACGTATTGCGGATAGCGCTGATGTAGATGCTCAGAGAGATGTAGTGGCTTTGGGATTCCTGTAAAAGTTTCTTCACACTCAACAACAACAAACTTATCTACTAAGTCATAAAGTTCCCTAAAACGTACATCTAAGATAAGAAACTCATCAAAGAAGGGAAAGCAGTCGATTACTTTCACTTTACAGCCTTTAACTCCCAGATAAGCCAATAAGGAATGCTTTCATGCCAGTGCTGACTAACTAACTCAAAAGAGCCTGTAAATCCGTATTGGTGGCAAAGGTTTATTGTTTGGTCCCAGTTAGTTTTCTCAGATGGTTCAACAAAGTAAAGAACACTTTTAGTACTGATGTAGTTAACATGCTGAGGGTCTTGAAAGGTTTCGTGATGAGGCATTGCAGGAGTAGCAAAGTAAGCAGTTCCTCCCGGCTTTAATACGCGCCATACCTCGCTCATAATTTCAATAAATGGTTGTCTACGCTCGCGACCTAAGTAAATTACGCGAGGAATGTGCTCTAAAAAGTCATAACCAGAGACGTAATCAAAAGAATTATCCTCAAATGGAATAGGGTCAATGGCTAGGTCAGCAACCTTGATGTTCGGATTGCCAAGGTCAACAATATCTACACCAAAAATTTCATCGGCATCATAAGGATTTTTAGGATGCATTCCGCAACCTAAGTCTAGAGTTTTTGTCATTATGCACCTATTCTTTTAATTTTTTCTATGTCTTCTGTAAAGTTTTCACTCATATATTTTGCATAACCATCCCCATCACTATGCATCAAGTTAAGAACTTTGACGCTTAGTTCATCCTGAGGCGCTCTATTAGCAAGAGGGTGCATATGCTTCATAATTACATCATCAAAATATTGAATGTAACCTAACTCTGTTCCTACAGACATCCAAAAATTGTCAAAGTAGTTGTGAGCAACAGCAGGACAACCAAAAAATCCAAGAGCAGTTACAAGATTACTTGATACGCAAGGGTGCGTAGGTAGATTTTTTCCATGAATTGTGTCGTTTGCATACACAACTCCATAAGGAACACTTCTAAGATAGTTAGCAAACTTAGATTCCCAAGGGGTCTCAAAAACAATGTCATCAGCCGTAAAAGCCATGTACTTGTAGTTACTAGCAATATCTAAAGCAATAGTGTTTAGTTTTTGCATTAAAGTATTTTCAGCAGATTGAACTGTAATACTTTCTATTTCTTTAACGGAATATAAAAAATCAAAAACTTCTACATTATCGTCATCAATAATAACGTGCAGGTCTGATAACCCCTCAGACTGTCTATGCCAAGAATTGATAGCGTCTTTTAAACGCTTTTTTCTATTTTCTCCTGCGTAACGTATTGGAAGAATTAATGCAATTCTATCTAACATTGATATAGTCCTTTATTTTTTGTAGGTCTTCACTAAATCTAGTTGCTTTGTAGTCTTCGTATTTTTCTTTGTCAGACTCTAAGAGACCAGTCACCTTGTGATAGATAGCATCTGGAGTCCAACCAGTTCTACGGTGGTCCATAATAATGTCTGGCATAAACTTTTCTGTTCCAAGTTCTTTTGCTACTTCGCTCCAGAAGTTATCAAAAAAGTTGTGAGCAACAGCAGGACAACCATAGAACCCAACAGCACGAACCATATTTGTTGTGATACACGGATGAGTCCCCCAGTCAATATGGTCTGGCAAGTCAAGAGTATTTCCATAAACAAGACCAGCAGGAACACTGCTTAGGTACTCAATAAACTCAGATTCCCACATGGTTTTAAATACTAAATCATCTCCAACAAACATTATGTATTTATATGTTTTTGCTAGTTCTGGTCCAACTGTATTTATCTTTCCCATAAGGGTAAGTTCAGGTGGTTGTACAGTGACACTAAATTTATTTAAATGCTTGTTAAGGAACTGAAAATTATGAACGTCATCAGAATCAATAATGATGTGAACATCTGAGAGACCTTCAGTTACTTTTGACCACGAGTTAAGGCAGTTTATAAGTCTTTGAGACCTTCCTGTTCCGTTATCTCGCACAGGAAGAACAATGGCAATTTTATCTAACTGAACATCAAAAGTTTTAAGGCTGTTATGTACGGCAGACCTATGTACTTGGTCTAATTCTTTTAAGTTACCTAGTTTTACAAATAAATCTAGACTCTCACTTCGTCTATCGACCCACCAAGCACTTAAAGCCTTTTGAAATTCAAGTGCATGTATTCCAACATAATCAATATTTACAGGAAGCGGTGCTAACTCTTTGTTTGCGTGGATAAGACCAAGTTCAGCAAAAGTGTGGCACTCTTGCCAGTTTGCTGTTTTCTCATAAAACTTAGAAAGTTTGTAGTAAGCCTCTGGGCGTTCAGGTAAATACTCAACAGCCTGAAGAAAACTATTACTTACGTTCCAGTCTCGTTCTCCCTGACGCTCTAAACAAATACCAACCTTGAGTAGCGATGCGTACACAAGTTCTTTACTGATTCCATGCTCTGCTGCTCGTAGATAGAAAGATATAGCAGAAGCATTTTGACCAATGTTTTCGTATTCAACTGCTAATTGAAAGTTAATCTCCGAGTTATTTGGTTCGTAAGATAAGCGAGATATTAGTTCCTGAATATTATTGTACATTTGACAAAGCCTCCAGCACATATTTATCTACAAGTTGTTTAGGCACATCAAGAATGTATGCAGCGTTATCTTGAAATCCAAAAGTTATTAATAAGTTTTCACCAAAAACAGCAGCACCAGCACAAAACTCTACGCGAGCATCTAAAAACGTAATAGGATTAGGAGAAATACCAACTAAATTCCATTGGTCATCCCATACGCAGAATCTATGGCGATATATGCCATCTTTACGTCCCAGATAATTATTGAATAAATAAACTTCGTGGGTGATTGATACGCGGTAACTCCCCCATTGAAATACTTGAGAACCACCGCGTTGGTCTGCAGGAGCAGAGACACCCTCACGAACAAAGAGTTGCTCGCAACGTGGTGGATTATCTGGATAAGTACGGACAAGTTCTGTAGGGGCAGTCCACTTGACTAAGTGAAACGGCATATCTAAAACTGGAACCCAGTTCTTTTCACAGTATGAATCACCGTTTAAGGGCGCAGGAATACGAAGTCTAGAAACTTCTTTTGCAGTCCAGTTTTCTTTATCTAACTCAATTTCGCTAAGTTCCATACGACCCTGACCGTTTGGAGTGGTGTCACGGCGGACTCCAATGAGGTAGTACTTATCGTCCCAATAAACTAGACGCGCATCTTCAAGACCGACAAACTCCCATAGGGGCTCAACATCAAGTAATGATGTGTCTACAACTGTTGACTTTTCAATCTCTAGGTCTTTGTTTAGTTTGCAAATATAGTTTGTTGTAGCAAGACGCTGGTCATTTTCTGGGTGAAGATATGCAAGTGGACCCCAACGGCTTGTAAACAGTTGGTCGCCTTCAGAGTGATAAAGAGAGTAGTTGACGTGACGCAAGTTGACAAGAATGTCACCATCTTTATCGACAAAGACAGAAGGATTCATTAGACCAGTACTATTACTAGCCTCGTTAGCAATAATAAGTGGGGATATTTTTCCGCCACCAGCCAGCGTTTCTTGTACAAAAGTTGTCATATGTAGTCCTTTAGTTACCTAATGGTACTACATACTATACACAAAAAACTAAGTAAGACATCCCGCATAAAAAGTCATTATCTAATAAACCATTCTTCTACTGTTTCTGAAATATCTTGCAACTTACGCCAACGCGGATTTACTGGTTTACCCTTAATCATTCTAACTTTTCCAACCAAACCAATAGCATCCCATTCTTGTCTATCTTCTCTTGGGACATACTCAACTTCTGGGTCGTAGTTAGGATTAACTTTATCTCTTTGCTGAATTACAACTGTATGGTTTTCTGGAACTTCAATTTCTTGCATAATAAAGTCATCAAAAGCATAAGATATTTCTTTAGTTTCTCCCTTATCGTTAATTTCAGTCCACTGGTAAACTTCATAGTCTTCTAAAATTCTGCGACCAAAATCATCAATTAAATACTTCTCGTTCCAGTGGCTCCATGCGGTATCACCGATGAATCCTGGTCTGCCAGAGACAATTCCAATAATATCTTCTGAGTCCTCAGTTGCTTCAACAATTTTATTACCAACAAGAGTTACAGGTATACCCACTCGGTCTTCTGCGTTAGGGTTGCCATCAACCCATTCAAAGTATTCAGCGTAGTCAGCAGGTGAAGTAATAGTTGCAACGTCAGATGAAATTCTTCCATCACCTCTTACTTGGAAATCTAAATCAAGAGTTGCATTTCCGTTAGAATAAAAAGTAATAAAATCTGAGGTTGTATCAGACGCACGACCTTTATTTGCACGATGAATAATTCCAGCATATGAAGCGTTACTTGGTATTGAGTAAGTAGAATAATCACCAGTTGATGACTCAATCCAGTAGTAACCTATGTTACTTGCTGCATCCCCTCCGTCTCCAGCACCAATGTTGTTACTATCTATAGTTCTAGCGGTTAAAGTTCCTTTAATTTCATGTGCGCCAGTAGGACTAACAAGCCATTCATAAGTTGTTGCATTAGCATTTGGTCTTATGTAGATTCCACCACCAGTACCAGCGCCAATCCATGTTGTTGTTCCACCGCTTAATAAAACATACTCTTCACCAGCCATGCCGTTAGTGGCAAGACTTTCATAACTTGAACTACCAGTCCACGTGCGAAGTACAAGACCGCCATCATTACCACCAGATTCAGAACGAATTTCTCCAGTTGCTGTTATATTAGCAGCAGACACTGTTCCAGTAAATGTTGGACTAGCGGTAGGCGCTATGCCAGTCACCGCTCCTGTAAGACCGTTGACGGAGGTAACACCACCACCTTGGATGCCTTGTAAGCCCTGAGTTCCTTGGATACCTTGGAAGGAAAGACCTTGTATACCTTGATTTCCTAGAAGACCCTGTAAACCTTGTACGCCTTGTAGACCTTGTATGCCCTGAGCACCAGTTGCACCTATTGGGGCTGTGCCAATTTCTACCCAGTAGGAGCCGTCATACACATAAGACTTACCAGTAGTTGGGTCGTACCAGCCTGAACCAATACCTCCCGTTGGGGCGGTGGTGGACTGCACGAAGAATGCACCTTGGAAGCCTTGGATTCCTTGGCGACCCTGTAAGCCTTGTATACCTAGTAAGCCCTGAATACCCGTGGTGCCCTGAGTTCCTGTTGTTCCTTGAATACCTTGAATACCTTGAATGCCTTGAATGCCTTGAATGCCTTCGGTACCTTGAATACCCTGTAAGCCCTCAGTTCCTTGAGTACCTTGCGTACCCTGCGCTTGTGCGAAGCCGAAGCCTTGTAGACCTTGCGTACCTTGAATTCCTTGCGCACCAAGTTGTGTATACATAACTTGTACTGCGGTAAGAATGATTGAAGGTACTGCTGGAGATACTGGAGATGTGCCAGCAGGTAGTGCTTCAACTGTAAGTTGTGTGCTAGAGCCAGACCAATAAACCTGTACTTGTTGCCCTGCAGTTGCAGTTGCAACATAGTTAATTGTAATTACTTGTCGGTTAGGATTGCCCGCGCCCTTGCGCGGTTGTAAATCTATTTCTGTAGCAGAATCAGGGTAATCAACATTATTAGTTTTTAACCAAAAAATTGCCTTTTCTACAGAGTTGGCAAGGTTAGTAATTTGTATAGAAAACGTAAGGCTGTAAGTTCCTGCGTAAGTAAAAGTAACTTCATCGCCATTGACAATGCTTACGCCATTTGATTCTACTGTAGTTCCAATAGCAATGACTTGCGCTGTAGAAACAGATGCTAATTGCTGGTCTGTCATGTCATAGAACGAACCGTAATAACCTAAAGTACCGCCAGCGCCTGTGTTACCAGTAGTTCCTTGAATACCTTGGCGACCCTGCAGACCTTGGATACCTTCCGTACCTTGAATACCCTGTAAACCCTGCAAGCCTTGCAAACCCTGCAAGCCTTGTGCACCAGTTGCTCCCTGCGTACCCTGCGCTTGCGCGAAGCCAAAACCTTGAAGTCCTTGGGTTCCTTGTGTGCCCTGTAACCCTTGTAAACCTTGAAGACCCTGAAGACCCTGAAGACCCAACAATCCTTGGACACCCTGTAAGCCTTGTAAGCCCTGAGTACCCTGAGGTCCTTGTAAACCTTGGATGCCTTGAGTACCTTGAATGCCAGTTGCACCAATCGGGGCTGTACCAATTTCTACCCAATAGGTTCCGTCATAGATGTATGACTTACCTGTAGTTGGGTCGTACCATGCAGAACCTATACCGCCAGACGGTGCAGTTGTAGACTGTACGAAGAACATGCCTTGAAAGCCTTGGATGCCTTGTCTACCCTGCAAACCTTGTATACCAAGGAGTCCTTGAATTCCCTGCAAACCTTGCGTACCTTGAGTTCCTTGAAGTCCTTGAACTCCCTGCAGACCTTGCAACCCTTGAATACCTTGTAAACCTTGCAAGCCTTGGAGACCTTGTGTGCCCTGCGCTTGCGCAAACCCGAAGCCCTGTAAACCCTGAGTTCCTTGAATACCTTGAAGTCCTTGGATTCCTTGGAGTCCTTGGAGACCCTGCGTACCTTGAATACCTTGTAAGCCTTGAGTGCCTATCGGACCAATCGGGGCTGTGCCAACTTCTACCCAGTAGGTGCCGTCATATATGTATGCCTTGCCAGTTGTGGGGTCGTACCAACCTGAGCCTGTACCAACAGTTCCTCCTGTTGGAGGATTTGTTGACTGAATAAAGAATGAGCCTTGGATTCCCTGTGTACCAGTTGTACCTTGAGGTCCTTGTAAGCCTTGCGTACCTTGAACAGATGCGCCTTGAACACCCTGCGCTTGAGCAAAGCCAAATCCCTGTAATCCTTGAATGCCTTGGCTACCAAGTAAGCCCTGAATACCTTGAGCACCTGTACTACCAGTAATTCCTTGAGAAACAAAAGCACCAGAAGTACCTTGGATACCTTGAACACCTGAACCGCCAGTGCCAGTAACACCAGCAACTCTTCTTGTTTCTAAACCACGAAGGCGACGGTCATGGTTATTAAGAATATTATTTAAATCGTCAGCCACTACTCAGTCACCTCCCAATCAACAAGAAGTTCTAATTCTACTGTTTCAGGGAATGCTGGACTGTCTGGGACATTAACTTTAAAAGAACCAATTTTTCTTATAAGAATATTTTCTCTGTTTTCATAAGGAAGTCTAAGTCTGTTGTT